TAGTGTGACTGTTGATGCTAAAGTACCCATACAGCGTTCTTTGATTGTGAAGTATGTTGCTGAGCATATTGGTAGCATAGGCACTTTACTTACGAAGCAGTATGGAATGACCCCCGATATTACTACTGATGAGGTGGTTGATATCGATGATGGTCAGTATGAGATAGTGAAGATAGCGAGTTTGGGAGGTGTTGTTTGGGTAGTGAACCGCCTAGACGCCCTCGCATCTCCTAGATACTTTAAATCGTTGAAGGAACTAAACAATTTCAAGAGTGGTTGGTATGAAGAATGAGAGGATACTAGTAAGGATTCCTAGGAGTCCATCACAAGAATTGGTTGTTTTAACGGGCGAATACTGGAATATACCCATTGTGGATATTCGTTGGTATCAAAACGGTAGCCCTACGAGAAAGGGAGTTAGGTTCAATCAGAGCGAGGCTGCTAAGGTAGTCGAGACTCTAAACAGAATGATGAGTGGTAATTATGATTTCAAACAGGAAAATGAAGATAGCATTGAAGAACAAGTTAGATGAATGGACTTATGTTAACCCGAACACGTATGATGCACTTGAGAAAGTAGTGACAGCACACTTCCAAGACTTTCTCGATGACTTGGTATCAGAGTTCAATAAGTCGGGAGACAGTAAGGTGAGTGAGAGACATGTGCATGTGACTCTCTTCTCTAGAATGGGAAACAACGATGGGGCTGCTTCCCTTGAGTGAGTGGAACGAATATCAGAAGACACTAATCGCATCAGGCATGTCAGATATATTGGATATACGAGACTTCAGGATGGAAAGCACAGGGTCCTACAAGTTCCCTAACCCACCTGAAGCCAACAAGAAGAAAGAGAATGTTTTCATAGATAAGAGCGATAGAGATTTCTTTCACAACTTCAATCTCAAGGGACACCCAAACTACAACGTATGTTTCTTGCAGTGGTTCATTGATGAACTACTCAAGGATAAGGAAGGAGACTTCCGACATGATGTGATTATAGTGGAGGGAGGTCAATGGATGGATAGTGATGTCGATTGGCAATCCGATAACATAGTAATCAACGAGGATTTCTTGAATGTTGGAGATGGATATATCAGAGACAGGGACTTTTGGCAGAGCGGAAAGTTCAACCTAGGAGATGAGATAAAAGTGGTTTCCTTTAGAGTCTATACTTCTATTAGGATAAGGAACCCATACTATAGCAGACTTAGTTTCACTGCTAATGAGCATATGTGGGATGAGTTGGCGGCAATACTATGATGTGGAACTTGTGTTATTTTCTAGAGGTATATGAGCAATCACCTAATAACTTCAAGGAATACTTTCGTAATAACTTCTCATCATTCGATGATAAGGCTACTATGGTTAAGATTCTTAATCTAGAATATGAGCCTAATAACATCGCTGAGAATAAAGCGATTAAATGGTGTTCCTCTTTCTTCGATGTATTTGAAGAGGAACTGCTTAGTTTCTGTAGTGTCTATGAGGATTTAGGCGAGTCATTATTTCATTTTATGTGGGGTAATGAAGATAAGAGTAATTTAACGCTAAAGCAAATGGATAATCTATTATCATTAGATTGTAATAGATTCGACTCTAACAATACGATTCTATTACGTGAAGCAATAACAAACATGTCGAGGATAGAGTTGAAATGGTTTATACGTTTTTGGCTCAGAAAGCCTAGAATTGGCATCATGACCAAGAATCTAACCAAGGGCATCGCTGAATACTATCAGAATGATACCGTATATGAGTGGGCCAAACTACATCCCCTTTCCTACATCGTAGAGTGTTTAGAGGATGAAACCGAGCCTGAGTCGAATATCACCGTAGGTCAATTCATCAAACCGATGCTGGCTAAACCTAGACCCGGAAAGAGAAAGTTCACGAATACAATAGTAGACTACAAGTTCGATGGTAATAGGTATCAGATACATAAGAACATCAATACTGTCTCTATCTTCAATAGGAAGGGAAAGAGAGTCACTGACAAGTTTCCCGATGTTTTGGACATGGCCCTAAAATGGCCCGATACGAGCGTCATATTGGACTGTGAGTTTTACCCTGTAGATACTACCGGAAGACCATTACCTCATCATAGGATGGCTACTAGGGTGCATTCTAAGGACGTTCTCAAGGCAGTTGAGAAGTGTCCAATAGAAGTGGTTGCTTTTGACATACTTTTCTACAATAGTGAGAATCTTATGGAGAAGACGCAGTTAGAAAGAAAGCAGATACTATCCAAAACTAGTTATCCTCATTGTAAGTACCATTACGAGACAGAGGATGAGTCGTTCAACATTAATGCACTATACAACATGTCGATTGAGGAAGGCTTTGAAGGTATTATGCTGAAAGATGCCACATCAAAGTATGATGCTGGAAGGCGAAGCAACTCTTGGTGGAAATACAAACCAGCACAATATGAATTAGATGTCGTAATTGTGAAGGGCAAGATGGGTACAGGAAACAGGATGGGACTATTCGGCTCATTCGGTGTTGCTGTATTGAACAATGGCAACTACGAGTTTCTGAGTTATGTAGGCACTGGATTAAGTGATGCAGACCTAGAGAGACTAACTGGTAGATTGAGGAAGAATATAGAGAAGGTAAGTGGAACAGAGTATTTCTTCCTACCTAGAATAGTTCTTACTGTTGTCTTTGAGGCTATAACAAAAACAGATGATGGGTATGGAATAAGATTCCCAAGAGTGAAATCGATACGTGAGGATAAGTATGCTAGTGAGATAAATACGCTACAAGATATAATGGAGATGATTTGATGATTATAGTAAATGCTGGTACGATGATAGACGGTAAGGTATACACCTGCATAAAGATAGAAGATGGCTATGCTTACTTGAATGAAGTGGGAAAGAGAGGAAGGCCTAGGAAGATAGATGTCAATCGATGTCCTTATTTCGAGGGTAGTGAACTGATAGTTCCTGAGCCATTGGTCAAGAAGAAGAAGAGAAGAGAGGCCAAGAACATCAATGTGATGAAGATGTTCAAGGATACCGTGAAGGACTTATCGGAATCACATGAGAAGAAGTTCTCGGTATCTAGGTCCATGTCATATTACTTGCATGACATGCTTGAGTCATTCGTGACATTGGCTGCTGATTACGCGGTTGATAATGCAATTAGGGAAGACACCAACCGAGTTTCCCCTAGACATGTGTATTGGCCTAAGTTGGACAAAGTAGAGGCACAACATATAAATCCCGAAGCAGACGATTGGGCTTTGCATTTACGTGACACGTACTATGCGAAAGAGTGATTCGATGTATTCAAAGGACCAATTAATAGGCATACTGCTCTCGCTGGCTAAGACTGAGATACATGTATCGAAGGATGATAGCACTCGTATCGGATACAGAGTGAGATTGAAGGTTAGTTTCAGGGGAGGTGCTAGAATGCTTCAGGCAGTGCAACGCACTCTCCTACAGCACAACATAGAATCCAAGTATAAGGAGAAGGAGCATAAAACTAGACCAAGACCGATATTAATGGTGACTGGAAAAAAGAACCTAACGAGGCTTTGTGAATTACTACCACGACATCTTCCTGATGTCAGGGACTCTTGGGATACATTCAGAGAGGCTGTAGAAATATTCGATAGAAATCTACAGCACACGATGACTGGTCTAGACAGAATGATTGAGTTGAAGAATCCTGAAGCAGAAATAATCTCGGTGGCTTGATTCACTTGAGATGCACTCGTTGTAATGTATACATGGCAGAGTATGGTAATCTATGTAGTTCATGCCACATGGCTAGAAGCATAATTCCTGAATACGACGAGACAGCGAGTGATGATGAGATAATAGAGAAGTCCCTATTGCTATTGATATTCAATGGGTGTAGGGAATGCAATGACAAGAGTTTCGCCTACGAAGCCGGAATAATGTACGAAGGTGAATTCAAGTATTACATGGCACAGATAGACTGTGCTGCATGTGATAGTAAATATACAGAAATAATGGATGTGAGGTTAATTGACCCTGACGAAAATGAAACAGATACGACCAATACTAATGGTGGGCAAACCCGGAACGGGAAAGACGACGAAGGCGATGGAATACCTGTCTGATGACCCCATCGTCATTCACGCAGATGAATATGACATACATGATAACTACAGCATACCCACATCTAGGGGCATACTGATTGAGGATGTTCATCACAAACCAAACACAGATGCGATAAAGAAGACTCTGAGAGAATACAGGGGTCAGATAGTAATCACTTCAATCAATCAGAAGAGTGTTCCGAAGGACATCTTCAACATGTGCAAACTAAAGAGAGCAGGTAGTAAGAAGCATCTGCAAGATACGATACGCAATATGGCTCCCAATGCAGTAGAACCTAGGGAATACGACTTAGATGTATTCAGTCTAGTCGTGGAGTACCTGAAGAATGAGAATAGGGATGAGGTAGTTGAGTTATTGAAACTAAACAAACCTCCTGATGCTCTATTCCTCAGTCTGCTATCATCAAACATACATCCCAATAAACTAGTATTCGTTGATTCAGAGGTAAAGAGAAAATGGTCTGTGGATTATTTCTATGAATTGATTGCGTACAAGCATGAGGGTAAGATTTACCGTAGGTTATCATTCGACAAGAGATACCCTAAGAGTGACTTGCCTAGTATCTGTAGGAAACTAGGACTGAAGAAAAGAGAGTCGTATCTATTAGATGGCCTATTGGAAGACCCGGATTTTGTTTCCTATGCTAAGACAGTGTTGGACAACAAGCAGTGTAGGGTATTGAAACTAGGTGAGAAAAGGAGAAGGAAGAAGACAGACCCCACTCCGAAATCATCTCTATTGGAGGACTTTTGATGAAGAAGAAATACTACAGAACACAGAGAGCAAGAGAGTTCGTTCTTACTTTTGCTCAAGATGTAGACGAGCCATTCACCACATTGGATGCGATGGATGCTTGGAATGAGAAGTATAAGCATCATGCTATGGGCATCAAGTCTATGGCACAGATGCTTAGAATGTCTAAGAGATTAGACAAAGTAGGACGAAAACTAGTAGGTAGGAATTACTACTACCTATATGAATACAGGAGAAATGAAAATGTTATGGACAGAAAAATACAGACCAAAATCAATGACTGAAATTATAGGACAAGAGAAGTTCGTGAGAGATGCGCGTTCTTGGGTTGTCAATGGAGACATGCCGAATATCCTATTGTTCGGTGTTGCCGGAACAGGTAAGACCGCAGCAGCAGGTGCATTGTCTAATGATATATTATCAGAGTACAGGGATGAGAACTTCTTTGAGATAAACGCCTCTGATGATAGGAAACTAGAGACAGTTAGAACTCTCATCAAGGAGATAGCATCAACATCCAAGATTGGTGATATACCATTCAGGATAATCCTATTGGATGAGATGGATGGTATGACCAAGGATTCTCAGAATGCACTGAAGAGAGTGATGGAGAGATATGCGTCGAACTGTAGATTCATCATGACCTGCAATGAGAGGCATAGGATAATCATGCCAATACAATCTCGATGCGCTAATTACAACTTCAGCAGGTTGAGCGATGCAGACATGGAGACAATGCTCACGAATATACTGGACAGGGAGAACATTGACCACATCGAATTGAACGATTTGAGAATGTTTATATCCGGTTTACATGGAGACATGCGCAGGGGCGTCACAGAACTGCAAGCAGCAGTTCACAGTGGTACTCCGTTAACAGAACAGTTAGTAAAGAGTTTAACATCTTACAACGAAATAATAGAACAAATACAAATGAAACAATTTCAATCAGCGTTGGACAAGGTGCATAAGATGATTTACGAGACTTCAGACATGACGCAGATTTGTGTTAATCTACACGACTGCGTTGTAAACATGGAAGACCTAGACCACACTACGAAGTTCAAGTTCCTGAGAATCATCGGGGAGTCTGAATGGAGAAGCAGAACAATGACTCCCAAGATACTCGCATCTTGGATGATAGGACAGATGGTGATGTAAATGGATTGCATATTGAGTGTACATTGTAATGAAGATACAGAGAAATTAATTGACATAAGGGAGATATCTTCCTTCATCACTAAGAGGAAGAAGAGGGAAACTAACCCTGCGGTTTTGAATATAATTTATGACATGACGGTGGATATACACCTGAAGTCAGGAACAATCATCACTGCGAATTATGATGATAACGTAGCCAAAGCGATTACTACGTGGGAAGATTATGTTCGACTCTCATATGATTATGAGATGTCAAAGTATTAGGAGGTAATAGAATGAAAGAAAATGAAAACAAATATTGGACAGATAACTACTATCAGCGAAGGTTCGGCTGCACACGGAACCAGTATCGTCGTGTCATCAACGACGTAAAATATGATGAGGCACTTGACGGCCCGAAGTCAGAATATGAAGAAAGAAAGAAAAACATAGGTGATAAAAATGAGTGAAAATGAAATGAAATTGAAGAACGAAGTAGAGAAAGGAGCGGAACTCCTTGGGATGGCATCAGAAGATGCTTGGGCCAAGGTGGATGAGATATGTTCACAGAACAATCTCAACAAGGATTCCGATACTCTGATTGTATTGTCTCTTTGGAGACAGTATTTCAGCAGTGCAAGACAAGCCAGTAAGAGCAGCACCAACAGCGGTGGCTCTCTTTTCAAGAAGGCTTTCGGATTCTTCATCTCTCTTGATGAAGCAAGAGACATGATGGCAATGCAGCGTGACAGAGTAAAGAAGGAATACATGGTTTCTGCTGATATGACTTACAACAACGGTAAAGTCGCTATAGTAGAGAAGAACATAGCAAGCGGTAAGTTCAGCGTTAGAAGAATGCATGACGGCGAAGAGCGGTCTATGGAATCAGATAGCCTACACGCAGCAGCGATAGACGTGGGTGATGGGGTACATATCATTCCACTAGATGCTATGAAGGCATATGGAATGAACCCGAACAAGAACTACGGCAGACCACTTCCTGTAGAGGAATACAGGAGAAGCGGTATATTCATCGGTGAAGTGGAAGACAATGGATTCGGTATCTATTTCTTCAACTACAAGGGTGAGGCAAGCAGGGGCTTTGAGCCTAAGACTTTCGAGTTGGTACACTTTACGTGTATCCCGAACAGCAATGACAAACTGAAGATACATGGTGCGACAGATACCACTCTTGCATCTCTAGTCTATAACGAGTCGTTGCCTGATGGCTCTGAGGATAAGAGAGATGCCAGTGCAATATCTATGGATACGATGCTAATGCAGTTCTGTGAGGACAACTACTCCCCACTGCTAGACCTAGACAGGTATCATGGCCTCGCTGCTATGAAGAACTACAACGAGAGATTCGTTGTCACTGACGGTTCTGTGTCAAGCATGAACATGAACCCTACGAAGAACGGCAACCGCATCATATCGATTACAGACTTGAACTCTGACTTCGACTATGATGGTGATGGTTTCGCAGGAACTACCTGTTGGATACCACCACACATCGAATTAGATTTCGGTATCGGTTCTAATGTTATTGTAGTAGGTAGGACATCCCAATCGAGAGATGAGGATGGTAATCTAAACTCCGCTACAATAAATGTAAGTGGGCTTTACGCAATGGAGAAGAGAGGAACAGCCGAGCCTGTTGCAATCTCAGTCGAGGATAACACGGACTGGTTCTGATGTTTGAGGTGACGCAGGATTTCATACACGGTGCGTCTTTTGCTCTTCCCTTCAAAAACATAGACTTCACCACATGGCGAAGGAACACCGAGACTGGTGAGTATTGGATTAAGTTCCATACTGTATCAGGCAAGGAGATACGAATTCATTCCTCGTTAGAGGAACTGAATGATTTACTGGACAAGTACAGTAGAGCAAATGGAAACACAATACCAATTGAGTATAAGAGGAATAAATATGAGTTGGACGAACAATAACAACGAGAAGAAAGAAGAAACAGTGAGCAGAATATCCTTTGAGGAAAGGAAAGCCAAGATTCTTGAGCAGATGAAACTCAGGAAAGCGAGGGATAGGTCATATCTACTATGTTCTATCACAGGTAATCCTAAAGTCGGTAAGACCGGTACTGCCCTAGATTGCAGAACACCTGAAGAGATAGAGAAGGGCATGAAGATATTCGTCTTGGATTTCGACAATGGTGCAGAACCTACATGGGATGCTGGATGGAATAGAACTGATGATATCGTTATATTCAATCCTCTTGAGATGTCAAGTGATGGGTCTATTGATTGGAACGAGAGTTTCAACAATGCACATGCTTTCATCGAGATGGTAAAAGAAGAGACTAATCAGGATAAGAATACCAAGGCGTTTATTCTTGATGGTGTTGACAAAGCATACGAAGGGTCTAGTGACGCTCTGAGAGAGCATTTGGCTAAGAATCAATCTAAGTCAGGCTCTATCATAAAAGACACAGACTCAGTGACTGTGACTCCGTTAGATTGGAAGATAAGGAATAGGATATACAACAGATTGCTTGATGCTTTCCTGTCAGTGAATGCAGACAGATTCCTAATTACACACATGAAACCTGTGTATGAGGGAATCGCTGTCCCTGTTCCTGTGGGTGAAGTACCTGATTGGCACAAGTCAACTCCGGCTAGATTCAATCAGATGATTCACATCAAGAGAATGAAGTCAGGTTCTGTCACTAACTACGTCGCAGAACTACAGGCAAGTAAGACGAACCCCGACCTCGTTGGAAAGGAATGGGTTGTCTTCTCCACGAATGGAGATAACAAGTGGTTCGGTATAGATGAATTAAGGAATGGTAAACTATGAGGTTCACTGTGGATAGTAAGATACTAATTAACAATCTAAATGATATCCTAATGCGAGGCGACTATCCCAATGGAGCATCTGTAGCGAGAAGAAACCTTTCTCCATCAGCATATGTTGTTGTTGAGCCAAACGGTGTTAAACTGTATAATGCAGACCTTAGCACCGTTTGCTCTTCCTTCATACCATTAGATACTGTAGAAGACATAGGCGAATGTGCCATCGATGTAGAGACATTCTCCAAGTATCTCAAGACGTTTAGCGGTGATGTAATAGTCACCATAGGCGACTATGTGAACCTGAAGACGGCAAGTAAAACAGCGTCATTCGGCATTGCTGTCGGACATAGGCACTATGCCATGATTGAGAGACTCAGGAACACTGTCATACCAACTGAGGGTATGCCTACATTTGGAAAGAACAACACTGCCTTTGAGACACATGTGATTGTGAATGATGATGTCATGGTCGATGCAGCAAAGGGCTGTGATGTGCTGAAGACGGCGAAGTACAAGTTTGACTATGACGGTGAGAACTTCACCCTATCGAGTAGTAGGAGCGGAACTATACAGAACTACTCCACCATAATCGACACTCTAGCAGTGATGGGTGAGCAGTCAACTGTTGAGATAACAGGAGCATTTAGTGCGATACTAGACGGCGTGACGAGCATATATCTGAAAGATGATTTCCCAGTATTGATTCGTTCAGGTAGTAGGATGCTTCTGAAAGCACCATATTTGGAAAGGTAATGATATGATAATTTCACCAACGAATGAAGGCATCTGTATTAGATGGCGAGAAGGAGAGGGAGACAAGCCACATAGAAGGCAAGAGGTTCTTTCCCACAATGATTTCCAGCCATACTTCTACATCAAGAAGCAGGATGCTAACAAGCAAAGTGCCTTTGTATCTAACAAGTGGAGCAAGAAGACATCTCCATTTGAATTTACATATGAGCATGACTGTGCGTTGAACTTAGATGGGGAGTCTCTATCGAAGGTATACTACACTCCTAATCATCCAAAGCACATGAGGGATGTGAGAGAAGCGTTCAATCAGACATATGAGGCTGATGTACCCTATCATCACAGGTATGCCGTTGACAGAATACAAAACATATCCGAATATCGTCTAAGAAAGTATTATTGGGATATGGAATGGCAACAAGGCGGTGAACATAGTGGTGCTATTACTTGTATCATAGCGTATGATAACTATGAAGAGGTATTTCATCAATATGCATGGTTTCCTGAAGATAATCATTATGAATCTAAAGATATATTAATCTTCAATAACGAAAATGAAATGTTATTATCGTTCCTAACGAGAATAGTGTTAGATGACCCTGATATGCTTATATCATGGTTCGGAAATCAGTTCGATTTACCAAAACTATTAGAAAGATGCGTGAAAAACGGTATTGATGCGAGAATTATCTCTCCAATGTTGGAAATAACGGGCTTTTACGAGTCAAAAGATGGCTACACGTTCAGAAAAGAGTCGTTTTCTCCTATCGAGCAGCCAATTAAAGGGAGAATAACGCTTAATTTAGACCTAGCATTCGAGAGACAGTGGAATGATTCGCAAAGAGGCACACTACCCTCGATGTCATTGGATTATATCTCAACAGAAGTATTGAATGAGCAGAAACTAGTCAGTGAGAAGTTTCCTGAGAAGTCTGAGTTCTTCTCAAGAGGATGGTTGGAGGATACCGACACTTATCTCAAGTATGCTAAACTGGATGTTGACCTAATCAAGAGAATTGATGAGGAAAACTTCACCAGTGAGGCGATAGTATCCCTTCAGCGTCTTCTGAAAGCACCATTCGATGCTTGTTTCTATGCTAGTCACATGGGAGGCATATACTTCATGAGAAATGCATCATGGAAGGCTCCTACAGGTAGGAAGGAAGATAGGGTTGACTATGATGGTGCTATGGTATATGACCCATTGGAAGCAGGAACGAATGGTCTTCACCTAGGTGTAGCAGCATTTGATTTCGCTGGACTATACCCATCTATGATGATAGCGAGAAACATATCTTGGGAGACTAAATCAAATACTCCCACTGAGTTCGCTGTGAACATATTCACACCCAAGGACTTCTCTGACATAGAGGATACCAAGATGCTGTATTACAACACAGATGCTCTAGGTCTATTGCCTAGGGCAGTATTGGAGTTGAAGGAGTTAAGGAATCAATACAAGAAGAACATGAAGCAAGCAGAGAGCAAATCTGAGTATGCCAAGTGGAACAACAATCAACTTGCAGTCAAGAGACTGATGGCATCTTTCTATGGTATCATTGCGTATCAGGGATTCGGTTGGGCTGATGTTGACTTAGCAGCAAGTATTACCGCTAGTGCTAGAGAGGCCATTCGTGAAGCGGCATTCAAAGTGAGGCAGTTATCATGAAAGAATCGATATTCAAGGAATGCTATGTGTGTCATGAAAGTAGTAATTATGCTACTGGTTGCGATACGAAGAGCGGTTTTGTCTGCAATTTTTGCGTACAGAACTGGCTCAACAACTACATCTTCATGATGAGTCCGTTGAAGTGGGCTAGACAATTCAGGGAGGAAGAATGATGAAAGTGGTATATGGACACACAGATTCGATATACTGTCAAGTGGACAGTGTTGAGAAAGCACAGTCTGTTCTCTCTACATTGAATGAGCATGTTCGCTCTAAGTTCCCGAATGTATTGGGTCTTGATGAGCATCCTGTCACTTTGGAGTTTGAGAAGTATTTCAGAACCCTAGGTGTGGGTGCTACCAAGAACAGAAATGCTGGTTTGATTACTTGGAAGGATGGGGAGTTCCTAGATGAAGAAGAATTCGTCATGACCGGATTTACCGCTAAGAGAATATCAGAAACACCACTGGATAAGGAAGTACAGATTTCTGTTCTGAATATGTGGGTTGGAGAGAAGTCAGAAGAAGAGGTGGTTTCCTATCTCAATGATATCTATGAGAATGTCAAATCGGGTAATGTAGATATACAAAGGTTGCTCAAGAGGTCTAGATACAGGCCTGAGAGGTTCCACGTAATCTGTAGGAACTGCGATACGACATCTAGCCTCATGTTTCTAACGAAGGCAGTATGCTGTTCTGATATGGATTTGAGAACAGTATCCAAGTCAGGAAAGGGTTGGAAGTCAGCAGGTAAGTCACCGATTATTGGTTCAGGTATAATCGGCACTCTACTATACAACAAACTGAACAGGGAACCCATAGATGATTCATATCTATATCTCAAAGTTAGAAACAACCCACATACGCTTGTTCACCCAATAAAGCAAACAGTGGTGAAGCCTGATTATTACTCAGCGTTGAAGATTGAAGATTTCAAGAACTTCACTCCTGATTGGAGCCATTACGCTGAATCAGTGATAAAGAAGGCCAGCCCTGTGTTCAGAGCGATGGGATGGGACGACGCACAAATAAGAAAAGACAGCAAGCAGAAAACATTGGATGAGTGGTTTTAATGAGAGAATATACATACGCATGGAATCCTATTGACTATGATGATGAGAGCCAGCCGATATTGAAGATAACGAAGTCTTCATTCGGCTCGTTTCAGTGGTGTCCACAGAAGTATTTCTTTCAGTATCCCTTGAGGATGCCGATAGACCAATCACCAGCAATGGCTAAGGGTAGTATAGTGCATAACTCTCAAGAGGATTTCTTCAATACATTTGATATCAAGAAGGCAGAGAGCATGTCTCCGTCCGAGGTAAAGTCATACTGCATGAGCCTGTTTCCCGTAGATGACCATGTGGACATGTACGACACAATGGCGACTACAGCGACCCAAAGATTCCTTGAGGCAAGGGATGAAGGTAGGTTGAGCGAGTATCTTCCACCGGGCAATGAGGTTATGCTTGATGCTGAGATAGTGATACAACCTGACTGGAACCCGAAGGCAGAGTTATCTAGACCATATAGGGTACACATACAGGGAATCATTGACCGTATCTTTCAGGAAGATGAATTCTATATTCCTATGGAATTGAAGACTGGTCCTTGGAAGGACTACAAGAGAACGATGATGAGGAAGGAGATGGCATTCTACAAATTGCTATTCGATAACTCATCACCCGATGTTCTCAGGGAGAACGGCCTCAACCCCGAATACGACATGAAGTATTGGGGATGGTATTATCCCGCATCAAATTACACATATGTCGAGGAATGCAAAACGTCTAGTCACACAGCAGTATTGAAGGGACTAGTTGAATTAGTTGCAGCATACGAGAAGGATGACTTCTACGCGAAGTATTTCTTCAAGACATGCTCTAACTGTAGTTTCTACGGCATATGTGAGAAAGCACAAGAAGAGAGTTGGATGTAATGAATGTGAACCAATATATAATGAATGAACTGAAGAAGAAAGAGTGGACCTTTGAAGAGATATCGAATGTTCAGACCACTATAAACATATTAGCGCATAAGGCATACGACCATATGACCCCTAAAGATAAACTGGATATGGTGTGGAATGAGATAGGTGAAGACTTTCAGAAGAAGGTTCTAATGAAAATAAAAGCAGAGATAGCAGAGACGATAAAAATTGAGTTATCAACTGCAACGGTAAAATTTGGAGGTAATAAAAATGATGTATCCGAAGGAAGTTTGGGCGGGGAGCCACCTGCCGCAAGCAAGACAGATGAAAAGAAGGATAGTAAGAAACAGAAGGGAACTGATTGATTTCATAAATACATATAACGGTTTGATGAACTGTTATTTCACTATCTATGATTTCGAGAGATTCAATGATAATGTCAAGATTGATTCCTCTATCATACTAGACAGGGCTTTCTTGGACTTCGATGCTCATGGTGACAAGACACTGCAAGAGGCGTTTGATGACATGTCCTCTGTATTGCATGACTTGGTTGAGGATAATATCAAGTTCAAGGCTTTCTTCAGCGGAAAGGGCTTCCATGTGATAGTCTTCGGTGAGGAAGCAGAGAATATACGACAGATACAGAGATGGTATATGAGAATTAGAGAAGGCAGGAACACATTGGACGACAGTGGCATTCAAACGAACAGGCTTCGCAGAATACCTAACACAGTCAATATGAGTAGCAGTGATGAGGATGGGGAACCCTATTTCTGCATCCCTCTAATCATCGATGATTTGATTGGTGGTTTAGAGCGTATCCTGAGTCTTGCTAAAGAGCCTAGACTGGTTGATGGCACATGTGGGAATGAACTGATTTCATGGCCTAGCGTCGAGCCTATTGCGATTTCCAAGGAAGAAATAGTTGCACCTAAACCAATAGGCGAACTGCCTATCCTCCCCTGTTTGCATAATGCAATCATGGTGGAGAATCCGGGCCACTATGCTAGAGTGTACCTAGCACTATGGTATAGAGACATACTGGCATTAGGTGAGCGTAATATTACTAGAGAGAAGAAAGAAGAGATTATGGATACAATAATGAGAGAGTTTGAGCATATCGCCAACTCCAAGCCTGATGTATGGGGCGATTGGAATGAGCAGGTCACTAGGGGATATCTTAGAGGCGTGGTCGAGAAGGGATACAATGCACCGGGATGTAAGAACGTCTTAATCCCACAGGGATATTGTATCGGTAAGTGTTGGAGGTATGCAGAATGATAAAAGGGATAATGTCTAGATTTAAGAAGAAAGAAGTTGAAGAGAAGATAGAGATAGACATAGAAACTGCTATCGATATCAGGAAAAGAAGCAGAGAGGATAAGATATTCTACACTAGAGTAGGATTCTATCTAACAGGTATGATGGCTTTTATAGAAAGCACATTCAATCTAGTCGGTGGTTGCATATGAATAAACTATTGATAGACAGTAGGGAGAACTCCGACTTGGCCGAATTGGTTGAGACACATGCACAGAAGATGAACATACCATATGAGAAGAAGTGGTTGGAGATAGGCGACTATGTATTTGACGACGTATGCTTTGAGGCTAAGTCAGCAGTTGACTTCCTCATGTCTGTAGTCAATAAGAGACTATGGAATCAACTCGATAATATGGATAGAGCGTATATGAACAACATAGTGATAGTTCATGGGGACATGGATGCCGCTATCACTGAGTACGCGAAAAGAACGATGGGAATGAAATTCAACAGGAACTCCATAGCGATGTTCACAAACAAGTTCCTAGGTGGTGTAGGTAGAATACTACTAGATACTGATGCTAATATCATATTAGTTGACAATGCTAGAAGGGCTGCTAGAATTATCACTGCCGTATGTAAAATGAAGCCGGTTGACAGACCTGTGTATACACCGACTTTAATCAAACAAAAGATAAGCACAGGTGATTTGAGATTAGATGTTCTCTCTTCAATCAAGGGCATAAGTCCTGCAAAGGGAACATTGCTCTTGAACGAGTTTGGCTCTATCATGGAGATAGGGGAAGCGACTGTTGATGAGATATCAAAACTAGAGGGCTTTGGTAAAGTCCTAGCACAGCGAATATTGGATGTGCTGAATAATGAAGATAAAATGGTGATGTAAATATGATAGATGATTATGATGAAGATGAACTATATTATGGGTTCATAGAAGAAGAACAAGAACAAGTGAGCAATAAACTGGAACTACCCGCATTTATTCGGGAGTATGTCACAAGTGCAGTAGACGTATCTAAGTATAACCACGTTCCTGCTGCACTGACTGCTTTTGTATTACTAGGGCAGTTATCGAAGGATATGGTGTGTATTGTCGGTGGTAAGAGAAGAGAGGATACTAGAGTTCCCTTTCTTTGGATGCAGACTTCAGGTTCAGGAAAGACGGAGATGTACAACTTCTTCGGTCCTGTTGCTAGAAAGACATTTGAGATACTACAGGCTAGAGGGAACTATTTCGACATATTCGATGTGAAGGAGATTACCGATGCAGCATTGATAGGTTCCATGAAGCAAGAGGAACAGACCATCGAAGGAGCAAACGGCCCTGAGAGAGTATATGTCGATGTGCAGATTAAAGGCGCATTGGAAGGAGATGGTTTGATTGTGTATGACGAGTTTGAGTATTCAGGCGTATTCAAGCAATCTCAGCACAAAGAGAATGTGGTCATGTATCTCATGACATTGATGAATACTCTTTGGGGAGAGAACTGGGTTATCACGAAGAAACTCAAGGACGGAGACACTGTATTGGAATGTAGATGTCAACGTTCAGCATATGCCACATCATACATACCAAAGATGCTCACATCCGTCATCGCTGAAAAGGGTATCATGCAGAGAATGCTGATATTCATTTGGGAGGTTCCTCAGTCTGTTCAGGATGAGATAAGAAAGAGCGTACTTGAGGAATTTGGAACCAAGAAGGACAACAAGGCCCCTATAGACAAGTTCGCTAGAGGATTCGCCAAGATACATGAGACACTGAAGGAGAGATACGAGGATGTTGACCGTGACCCTACAGAGGTGATAACATACTCCAATGACTTCAATGCAGCGATAATACGTGAATACGAGAGCATGAGGAAATACGTGGAGAGCAGTAGGGCAGAGGTATTGGAGATAGCGAGCAACTTCATCACTAGATTGAACAACCATCTAGTTCGTCTATCGATATTATGCTGTATAGCAGAAGCACCGAGTATCACAGACAAGTCAAAGAGATTCATCGTGACTTCTAGGAACGTAGCACAGGCAGGTTCCCTAGTGAAGCAGTGCTACAAGAGCCTAGTATCTTGGTTAGATACAGCATTGAGGGTAGAGAGAAGAACACTACAGGACAAAGCGAATGTGGGTGTCTTCAAGAAAGCGTATGATGAGTTGAACAGGGAAGGCTCAGATGGATTCGTCAACAAGACGATATTGATTGGTAAAGTCAGGTCAACAACCAAGAAAGGCGAGTCTACCATATACAAATGGTGGCAGAAGATATCGGATAATTTCGAGGAAAAGCGCATTGCTAAGAAGGCGTATGTGAAGTGGAACCCGGAGGAATAATATGTTAGGCAATGTTAAAATACCAACCGAAGTCTACTCACTGTTGAGTAAGGTGCTTTTATGAAATACGAACACCAGTATCTAATATTTGACGTGAGTGATGGCCCTAAAGTGATTACAGAGTCACTGAACACCTATGGTAAAGAAGGATGGGAAGTAAAGACCATGATTAACGTAGGTGGGGACAAGTTGTGTGCATGGATGACGAGGGGAACACCAGCAACAACCCCTGACCCCAAGGCCGCTGAGCAGAAGAAGTTGGACAAACTATGGTCAGATGATAAGAAATGAGCGTACTAGCGATAGACCTTGAGACGAAGAACTACTCCTACGACATAGGAGGATGGGGTAATACCCATATGTTTCAGGTATCCACAGTATGCACTTGGGATGGCAACACAGGTACGATATACATCGATGAACCAGTTGATTCGCTACAGAAGAGCGGATACAACATCAAGCCCATCTCACAGTTGAAGTATGATTTGGACGACCATCTTGAGAAGGGAGGTAAACTACTAGGACACAACATAGTGTCCTTCGACCTACCTGTTCTGAAGAACGCACTTGACATATACTGCATAAAGAAGTACATGGACAAGAAAGCCTACATAGACACAAGCAGGGACATTGCATCTATAACAGGTGAGCGTTTCACATTGTCCAACTTAGTGACTAAAACACTGGGAGATGACAAGACGATGACTAGTGCAGATGCACCTATGGTATGGAAGAATGGTGGATATTCTGAAGTAGCAGAGTATTGCCTGAAGGACTGTGAGTTGGTATACGACCTATGGAAGTACGGTCAAGAAAATTCCTTTGTTAAGGGATACTCAATAGAGAAGGAAGAAGAAATAGAATTAGGAGTTGAATGGTAAATGACACCTTGGGAATGGTTTGGTTGGATAGTATTTGTAATAATAATCTCGTTGCTTTTCTTTGCAGCGTTTGGCAGCACTCGATACACGCACTCTAACGTGGAAGAGTATATGGAAACGCTCATCAGAGAAGAGAGTGAGAGAAGTGGCTCTTCGTGACAAATGCCCACATTGCAATGAATTGACGATACCTATGCGTATCATGGGTGCATACGTTGGGTCTTCCAAGACTCTGAAGATATGGCAGTGTCGTGAGTGTTTCGGCTTATGGTCGGAACCCACGATACCTGCCTAAAAAATTTTCAAAAAAATTGCACTCGGAAATACTGCATATGGATTATTTTTTGGTCCTCTATAGCCGAAATTATAGAAATGTTAATTTACAACCCAGTGTATTTTCTGCACTGTGGAACGGAACTGCCAATGGTTCAACGAGTGGGCTAACGAGACGATGGACGAATTAACATTGGATGTGCCGACTAGAAATAGGTTCATGACCACGCTCATGACGCTACTGAGGCTGAACTGATGAGGTTCGGCTCAATTGGCTACAACGTTTCCACGTTTCTCATCATAACATTGTTGATGACATACACCATGCTGATGACTCTTTTCATCAATCAACAGAGCGGAGTAGATATATCCACGATGCTCATACTATACTCCAACATCGCATTTATCTGCATAATAATACAGATACATGTGTCAAGCAAGTTAAACCGTTCCGTTTAGGTATGGTAGTAGTGTCGCGCATCCTGCCAGTGATGAGGCTATGAGAAGTAGTGCTATCCCTCTAACTATCATATTAAACCCAACTCGGTTTACTTGGAAATGGTGGGTTGAACGGGTCATCACACGCTGGTATGTCCCTAAGTGCTTGCCTGTACGCTGACAATTCCGCTTGTTGAGCATCAGTCAATGAATTCCATCTATCCATGTATGTCCACATATCAGTCTCTTCCAAGCAACCCTGTCTTATCATTCTGAGTTGCTCTCTAGCCTCGTCTTCAGTGAGAACCCTAGTGAATTGCCACTCACCGTTCTCATCCTTCTTCTGCTGTAAGAACCACTCTCTACCCGGCATACTATCACGCTCCCTTGAATCCGAAATCGCTCTCTATCTTGTATTGGAAGAACCAACGAGGCACGTTGTTCTCGCTTGTTGACCTGAACTCATAACTATTGGCATTCATTGTTAATGGTGTATCAAACGATGTTCGACCTGTCCTACTCCAATAAAACACACCAAACGGTGTTCCGTTTGAACAAGGGACTTGTGTTTGATAACCACGATTCATAGAAAAAGAACCCATTGGAATATTGCCTCCATTACTAGAACTAGCACCCAAAGCGGCCCACCAGTACCATCTGTCTGCATCTAAAGTCAGTTCTCCACCGCTTGTGTTGGTGACATCAAGATAGGTGGGGTTATAACTGCTATCGGGAGTCCATTGCATAGTATTCGATATCAATGTCTTAGGTAATCCATCATTGCCATTATCGTATATGGCGAACTTCCAGTCATCTGTATCTGCGACACCATTCTCACCTGCGCTGTATGGCACTAGATGCTCAAGAACCCCACCACAGGCTGAATACATGGGAACAAACCAAATTCTTCTAGCGAAATAGAAGAAGTCAGTGGAACTGAAACTGTTAGTGCCACTTACCGGTGATACTGGTATCATGGCATTCTGTATAGTTGCTACATTTGAATCAGGTATTCTGCTTATGTTAATGCCATGACCCGGTAATGTCACACTTGCAGAATCATCTGCTGATTTGCTGTTGCCATTTGCTCTTATCTGTCTAAAAGGGTGTCTTCCCATTCAATCACCTCAACTTAAGTCCATATGTGTCACACTAATGGTCGCTTGATAGTTAATCGCACTACCTTGAGCGTTTGTAAATTTAATCAATGTTGTGCCGCTGCTGTTTGAAGCATCTAGAGAACCAATAGCAGCAGCACCGCTGTAGACCTGACCGAATGATGTGAAGTCAACACTAGAACCTGTATTGTATCCCATTATTTCCTCTATCTGATACTCGGTGTTGCTTGTGTCCTTGAAGAATATAGTCGCTTTGAATGCTCTAGTAGTGACAGGGACAGTGAATAATGTCACAGAACTTCCATTAGCCAAACTGGAACCCGACACCGTATTAGCATCCTTAGATACATTGCCTGTATTGTATGACCCTTGACTCAACGTAAGACCTGCTGCATTAAACTCAGCCATGTTTGTCTGTGAGTTATTGACCAATCCTCTAATAATAAGTGCGCCGTCCTTAGTTCCTTCAGTGGTATCTTCTATCTCGGCTCTCAACATCATGTATGTCGATGGGTTTCCTGTTGAGCCTTCACCTCTAAATACAACTTGACCAATCAAATCACCATCGGCTTCAGTTGCCGAATACCTGTAAAGAGTCATGCTCGGACCACCGCTTGCGGAATCATCGTGCTTCTCCAATAGGAACGAGGCATCAGTTCCCTTGACGGTCAACTTACCTAGAGCGTCATGCTGTGATGCGATTGAGCCTATGACCAATCTGTTGTTCGTGTCATCCCATGTGAAGTCTGCATCCCCACCGAAACTACCACCGTTGTTGTACTGAATCTGACTATCTGAGCCAGCAGGTGAACCGCCACCTGCATTAGCATCGACATATGCTTTTATCGACTGTTGAGTTGCCAAGGCAGTAGCAGAATCAGAAGCCATATTGTCTTCATCTAGGATTGTCGTGACTCTAGCACCAGTGCCAACCTGCAAACCTGAATCGCTTATGTTCATCCTAGAAGTTGAACCAGTGTTGAAGGACTGTGTATCAGTTCCAAACGAGATTGTGTTGTTGGTATCTCCACTATGGATGATGTTGTCTGCTACTGTGATACTACCATTGACGGTCAACCCCACACTAGAAGTGACTACGGTATCCTCCACCTTGAATCTCTCAGTGCCATT